ATATAAATGAAAGAATTATATGTGCATTTGTTTCATATTTTGATAGTTGGAGGGTTGTTTTTATATGTAGGAATTAAATCCACAAACACACCATCTTTTATGTATCCTATTTTGCTCGGTTTAGGTATAATCATTATTTTTTATCACGCGTATAAGACTTATCTTAAAGTTAATGCTGGAAAAAATCCGTGGGTTAATTTGTTTCACATCCTCATAGTAGGACCATTGCTAATTTACATTGGCTACAATAAACAAATGACCCCAAGAGCAGCTTACGAGTTATTATTGATGCTCGGATTTGCAGCAATTGGATATCATGGTTATTATGCAATTATGAGTCATTGAATTTTTAATACGATTTTTCAACATAATTTATATTTTTGATGTTCCACATATTTATACCCAATATCAATTAATTCCTTACCTTGATTAAAATTCAACATATTATAACCTTCTAAATATTTTGAATTAACAAAATACTTATTTATTTCACCGTAAGGTGTTTTACAATTTTGATTTATTTTAGCCAACTGATTATTAAAATTATTAGTCACAACAAGAACCGTTCTTTGCAACATATCTTTTAATGAGGTAATCGGATCAGATTGATAAGGCATACCTTCATACGGGGTAATAAATGTAATGTTAAAATATGTATCATAATGTCCAACCTGTAGTAATTCGTTGCTTAGTGTTCCACCATCAGCATATAAAAAATTATTATATGTAATTGGTGGAAATAATCCAGGAATGGCGGAAGATGACATCAATAATAGAACTTTATTAGCGTCGTTATTTTCTTCAAATGAATATATGTCTAAATTACCCGTGTTCAAATTAGTCGCACCAATTAATGTATGCATAACAGGTTGATTGGGCATTTTATCAATAATAGACGATAATGTTTTATATAAAGGTTCAGTGTTTAAAATAGAAACTCCAGTTGAAGGTTCTAATTTATAAACCATATGGTTATTAATGTGTGAGTAAGTTTGTTCAGCAAATGCAATGCCTGATTTAATGTCAGAAAAATAAGAAAGAAACCCCGAATTTAACGCGCCGGCGGAAATTCCCGTATAAAGGTCATATTTTGAATTTTCATTTTCTGAAATTTTTTTGAAAATGCCTATTTCAACTGCACCAAATGACCCACCACCGCTAAATGACAGTTGATTAATAGATAAAGTCGTGCCTATAGTAGTACCGATACAAATTATTGTAAATAACGGACCCCACATTATTTAATATAAAAATATATTTTATATTTTTATATTTTATTATTGACAAATACTATTTACCCATTTTTTAGTAACAACGGCTTCTACGCTTTCAAGTGCGCCCTGGGTCCAACCTTGATTCATACTGATCATTTCTCCCACAACAAGCATTCCCGGTAATGGATTTTGCGCTTTTTTAATAAAATCCTTACGATTCTTAAATGGGCCGTGCAGAGGTTCATAATAATGCGTGCCAATTGGCCAATAAAAATCCAGAATAGCATTTAGATGAAGAGTTCCTGCGGGAATTCCAAGTGCTTCTTCTAATAAATCGCAAAAATAATCTCTATTTTCCGGCGTATTTTCTAACCGGGTTTTTAACGATTTTGCGTCTTCATTGTCAGTATATGCAATCATATATACTCCTTTTTCAGAATCCATGGGAATAATTTTCTTGAGTGGTCCTGGAACAATTGTTTGGCCATGAATATATTGTTTCATAATCTGCGCAGATGATTTTGAAAATTTGCCATATAGTCGCAAAAATGTTTGGCCGTGAATCTGTTGATAAATGCTATTTTTTTCAGAAGCGCCAGGAACAAGATTTAAAACGCTGCTTATAGTCGTTGCTAGAATAATTTTATTGCACGAATAAGACACATCTTTATCTGTATGAACGACGTAATTGCATGGAGAGACGACTTCAATATTTGTAACATTGCTAGACACGCGAATATTTTTAAACCCAACTTTTTTAGAAATAGTTTCAACCAATTGTTTCCATGGGATATGTAGAGCAGTCCAGTTGCCGTAATTATCGTCAAACCCGTAATTATAAAGGGTATCATATACATCTTCATTTTCGTAGTCGGTATATCCAGAGCAAACCGTAAAATTTTTATACAAGTCGGCGCCGAGAATTGGTAGTGCAAATTCTTTAAATGTTTTCCTAACTGGCGTTTTACCGGATTTTTCTTTAAGTTCTTTTTTCAATATATATATTATTTTCTTGACATTGCACGGGGTGGAAATTGTTGCCGCATAATTATGTGAAACCTGGAAATCTTTGTATGGTATTTTCATCTCTCTTAATAAGTCAATTAACAGATGATCTTTTTCTTTGCGGCCAACGCCTGCACCATTAACAACCATAGTTCCTTGAAACATTTCGTTTCCGAGTCTTCCGCCAAGCCAGTGCCTTTTATAACGTTCAAGCACTAATAACTTGGTTTCTGGAGCCATTTGGAGAATTTTATATGCACTGTAAAGTCCTGAAATTCCACCACCAACAATAATTATATCATATTTATCGTGATTAGACATATAAATATAATAGATAATAAATAAAAAAATTTAACGGCGTTTTTGTGTTTTTTGTTTTCTTCCAATATTCATCTTTCTTACTTTCTTTGTGATTTCTACCTTTCTACCTTTAGTGCATTTAAATTTACCGCGACTTAACCCCTTTTTATTAATAACGCTTTTTGTGCATACACCAATTGCACGTGCTTCATTTTTTGGTCCGCCCAATTTTTTAATACAAGAGCATAGTTTTTGCGCCAACATATCTTCAGCGATTTGTTTTAGGTCTGTTTTATTTTTAGGGATCGGCATTGCATAGTAATTAAGAATTTTGGAATAGTCGGAATTGCTAATTTTATACGGCATTGTTGTGTTTAGAATATACAAATATTAAATTAATTTAAAATATAATGGAAATTACAATTACTGAAAAGGAAGTTGATGACCAATCACTTCAAATGAATACATCCATTCCTAAAAGGATATTTCAAACGCACAAATCAGTGCAATATATACGGTCTAAACCACAATTGCAGAATGCAATCAACTCGTGGAGACGACATGTTCCGGAATTCGGATACCATTTTTATACAAATGAAATGTGCGATGAATTTATGAAAACGGACATGGTTGAATTGTTTGGTGAAGGCATATATGAGGCATATAATAAACTACCAATGGCAGTAATGAAAGCCGATTTATGGAGATATTGTGTAATTTATAAATTTGGTGGAATATACGCAGATGCTGACACAATATGTAAGTGCAATCCAAACATATTTACAATGTATGACACGATGCTTGTATGCGCGCCTGAAAATGAACATTCATATTTATGCCAATGGTGTTTTGCTGCCCCCGCAAATTCACCTATTTTAAAATCAGTTATAGAGCTTTCAATAAAAAGAATTTTAGAAATGCCCGTGATAAAAGGAGAACATATTATTCATTTCTTAACAGGCCCGGCATTGTTTTCAGATGGAGTTGAAAATTATTTAAAAGAAAATAATTGCCAAATTTTTAATAATAGACAACAATATTTTGTATATAAAAACCCTACTATGATTTGCTTTAAATCTCAAATGTTTCACAATAATATGATACAACATCTATTTTTGGGTTCTCAAAATGATGGATGGAAAAGAGAACGTTTTGAAAAACTAATGTAAATGTTGATGAAATTTATCTATAAATTTTTCTCATAGACCACAATTTAGAGTAATGAACAACTTTCTGGTATTTATCTTGCTCATCATAATATCCATTATACATTTTTAACACTGCCACATTTTTATAAAGAATAAACTTGCTGTTATTTGATCTATTCCAAATGTGTTCTAATTCAATAAATTTTTTATCAGATTGATTAAAATATTTACTTACTAAACCAGGACCAGTTGGATCTACACAACTAGAACCATAATAACGATTTTGCACATTTACAACAATTTGATTAATTAAATTCATCAACATTTCATTTTTCGGCATAACAGCAATAAGAGCATTATATATATTATTTCCATCAATGTCCAACACCCAATGTTCCTTTTCGGTCAATTCAATTAACCTAAAACTATTCGTGCAAGAATATTTGATATCCATGTAAATTCCACCATTTATGTATAATACACAATAACGCCATAAATCGGCCTTATATGCGCCTGGTATTAATGAATCAAATGCTTTCACTACACTATTATCAAAGTTTTTAATAATAAAGTCTCTGCAATCATCGTCGTCAAACAAAAAGTGTTCAAATCGCGGATGTCTCTCTTTCAATTTTTCAACAGTAAATTTCATATGTGGTGGCAATTCTTTAGTATGCCACGTTTGAAAGATTTTTAAGGGAATAACACTGTTATATTCTGTTTTTTTATTCATTTTATATTGTTGAATTCTTCTTTGTTGAATTTTCATTATATTCATACTATTAACAAGTTGTTGTTTTTTTTCTTCAAGAGATACAACTAATTTTTCGCCGATTTTTCCAGATAACATAATGAATATAAAATGCACAAATATTAAAATTGTGCAAAAATAACTATTTTATCGGTATTTAAAATATACGACTATCTTAGATGCCTCTCAATAAATCAAAAATAGTTATATTTGATATGGATGAAACCATTGGATATTTTGTAGAATTTGGAATATTTTGGGATTCATTGAATAATTATATGAACTCTGGCCTTTTAGAAAATAAAAAACGGCTAGCACAAGAAGAATTTAATAAAATACTTGATTTATATCCTGAATTTATACGTCCAAATATATTAACAATATTTCAATATTTAAAATACAAGAAAATATCTAAACAATGTCAAAGTGTTCTGATTTATACAAACAATCAAGGGCCTAAAGAATGGGTCCAATATATTAAAAATTATTTTGAAAACAAGTTAAAATATAAGTTATTTAATCATGTCATATCTGCATTCAAAATAAATGGAAAAAGGGTAGAATTGTGTCGTTCTAGTCACGATAAAACAATGAAGGATTTAATAAAATGCACTAAAGTCTCTCAAAATACAGAGTTTTGTTATCTTGATGATACATATTATCCGGGAATGAACTACGATAACGTGTATTATATAAAGGTTAAACCATATATTCACGATTTACAATTTGACTTGATGATTCATAGATTTTTGCAAAGCAATATTGCAAAGGAATTTATAGATAAAACTAAAGAAGCAGAATTTATACAATTTATGACAAATAATATGAATAATTATACATTTATTTATTCTGGAAAAAACAAGGAAGAATATGAAATTGATAAAATTGTTACCAAAAAAACAATGGCGCATTTGCAAACATTTTTCAATAAAAATTCAAACTCTCCTCCGTCACCCCCGAGGCATAAAAAAACATTAAAAAATAAGATTTACAAGTCAAAAACTTTAAAGAACCGATAAAATATAAAATAGTTTTAATTCTATTTAAAACTAGTATTAGTATTATTAAATACTACATAAATAACTAATGTCAGTTGGTAAATATACATATGGTCATAATTATATTAATACACATTTTGATTTTGATGGTGGAAAATTAATAATTGGTAATTTCTGTTCAATTGGATATAATGTAAATGTCTGGTTGGGTGGTGGTCATAATACGCAATGGGTTTCTACGTATCCATTTGGTCATATAAATCAAAATGTGTTTAATGGATTTAATGGAATCGGTCATCCAAAAATAAAGGGTGATGTAATTATAGGGAATGATGTCTGGATTGGTGCAAATGTAACAATCATGCCAGGAACAAACATTGGAGATGGTTCTGTATTAGCAAACAACAGTCACGTGGTTAAAAATGTGGAACCCTATAGTATAGTCGGAGGGAACCCTGCAAAATTAATTAAATATAGATTTACAACGGAACAAATAGAACAATTGGTAAAGATAAAATGGTGGAACTGGGATGATGACAAAATAAATGCACATGTCCATTTATTGTGTAACGATAATATAGATGAATTTATTGTTGAGTCTTTAAAAAATTAGCTGCAATATTTTTTTGAACTATATTCTCTGCATTGCTCAAATACTTCATAAGTATTTGATTAACCGTGCTTGTAGTAAATAAAAATATTCCCGCACTAAATGCAATTTTTCTGTCTAAATCTGTAAATTTTAAATCTCTAAACGGGTTAAAACGCCACAGTAAAAACAAACTAATGTAAATTTTAACATAATAATCTAATTTCTCTATATATTGTGGCGCGCTAGAAAATAATCCAACTGCAAACAGTATATATAACAAATAACTTGTGACAATAAATATATTGAAGCCGGTATTTTGATAATTGATTAGTTTGTCTGAAAACATGAAAGAATTTATATATTATGTTGCGAATAAAATCATTTATTTATATTATAAATAGTCAAGGTCCTCGCACTTGCATCTTTTGCTTCTACATATCGCGGCATCCAAAAATATGGAACAACATTTTCTAACCCATGATAATGTTTTTCAAATATATTTCTGTAATAATACTTTTCGTCCGTGTTAGGAGGATTATGTTGAAATACATTATTTTTAATGGGAGAAGATGACTGTAAAACAATACTTTCTTGTATAATTTCATAAAGAGATCGCGTGGTTTTGCTGACCCCATCGCTAAATGCTTCCTTTGTTCTCCATAACACACAATCCGGCAACAACGCGCGTCCAATTAAGTTTGAATAATTTGCCTCGCTAAATGCGCTTCGCAATAAATATTTCTCACATTGTTTATTTCCCGGATGATACCGCAATAAAGGATGAATACTCAAATAATATTGAACCCAAGTTCTATCCAAAAACGGAGTTCTAGGTTCTAGGCCGTGTGATGAAATGCACTTGTCTGATCGCAGCACATCAAACGCATAAATATTTTTCAAAAGGCGCCGACATTCTTTATCAAATTCTAATGCATCTGGAGCGGCATGCATATACAAATAACCGCCACATAACTCATCTGAACCATCTCCATTAAAAATCACCTTTGCATCGCTATTAGCGGCAATATATTTTCCCAACAAGTAATTCCCAATACTTGCTCTTACCGTGGTAGTATCATAACTTTCAATTGTATATATTACTTCTGGAATTGCATTAATAAAGTCTTGTTCGGTCAATAAAATTTCAGTGTGGTTCGTCCCCAAATAATCTGCGACAATGCGAGCATATTTCAAGTCTTCTGAACCTTCTAGACCAATGCTAAACGTTTCCAATGGCTTATCAGAATTTTGCTTGTGACACTCATTTACAAGAGCAGTAACCAAACTGCTGTCCAATCCACCTGATAATAAACATGCAATTGGTCGTTCGGTAATTAGAACGCGTTTTTTAACAGATTCGGTCAAATAATATTGAATATTCTGAAGAATTTTCGGCAAATCATTTTGCGTCTCAGATACTATGCTTGAAAACCCAAAAGTGTGATATCTCACGTTTTCCTTTTTAATATTCCAGCAAGGAGAAACTGTAAATGGCATAGTAAATTTTGAATACGTTCCTGGCTTAAAATGTTCAACGGTATAATTTGATAATGCATCATTAAATTTTGTTAAAACTTTAAGCTCTGACGCGAATCCATAAATAGGGTCAAAATCCTTCACCAATATTTCTGATTTTACCCCAGAAACGTCGCTTTGAATATTTTTTGGTTTTAATATATACAATGGTCTTACACCATAAGGATCTCTAGCAACATATATTTTTGAGTTTTTATTATAAATACCAGAATCACACAATATAAAGGAAAAATCACCATCAAGCATTTGCAATGTTTGTTTCATACCATATTGTTTATATAAATGGATAATAATTTCGCAGTCAGACTGGGTTGTTGGTTCAACATCTATCATTTTATACAGTTCCTTATAGTTGTAAATCTCCCCATTGCAGATCAAAGCAACGTCGCCAATTATAATTGGTTGGTTGGATGCATCGTTTAAACCATTAATTGCTAAGCGATGAAAACCTAACATACATTTTAAAAATGTTTGCAATGTAGAAAATTCGGGTCCCCTATTTTGCCCTTTCATAAACTGATCATATATAAATTGTTGTTGAAAAAATGATGAATTATTCAATAATGAAAATATACCACACATATGACCTGTTATATTATTATACCTATTTTTCTTTTATATTGATTTTACATAAATTTTTGTAAAGTGTAGCAAATCTAAAATAAATTATATTTCATTATATTAATGACAACTCCAAGTTCCAAAGAATGTGCCTCCCAAATAACTAATTCCATTAATACGCGAATTTATGATAGAAACATTCCATCTCACATGTTGCAACCATATTTAAGCGTGAGACCTGTTATGACTAAATATTCTATTATGCCGATTGTTGATCCGCGAGCCCCTATAAAGACTCCTTTAAAACAACAACCGATTTATAACACAAACGAAGTTTTTAATCCTGGAAATTCACAATCGCCCTGGTCTGGATTTGCAACTAATATCAACACAGAATCCGAATTAAGGAATCAAATTTATGCTTTACAATCGTGTAGTCAGGCAGTTTATGTTCCTAGCAGCGATAGTGATTTGTATAAATTTAATTTCAAAAATACAAATAACAACAGCAACAATAATAATACACAACAGCCATTCCCCGGTCTGTTTCAGAAAGAACACTTTAGCCCATTTAACCCAAACCCCGAACACATTGGACAGGGGTTGTTTCAAAACTGCACAAGGCAACAGATAAGAGATTTACCACCCGGTAACAATAACTGCAATTAATCCCAATGTCCTGCACCACAAATTGATATTGCACCTCTATTTGTTGTATATAACGGTTACGATTTTCACGCATATTATAATTTTTTATTTTTTATTTTTTATTTTTTATTAATAATAAAAAACTATTAGTTTTGTTTTTCTACATGACCATTCTTATTTTTTTTTATTTCTATTTCTATTTTCTCTAACGCATACTGCCCACAAGGACCACAATGGTCTTCGTTTGATAAATCTATTTTGTGGTTTATTTGCGTATTACAATTTTCCATTCTCCATCTACCAAGGGGTTTTGGCAGCTCTTTTAGCATGAACTTTTTTATAATAGTAGTTATGTATTTCATAATATACAATTAATATTTTTGTATTTAAGTATGTTTGTAGATAACAAAGGTGTTAAAAAATAAGAAAAATAAGAAAAATAAAAACTATATATAACAACTTAAAGAACCATTAAGAATTTCTTCAAGGATAAATGTCAGATAATTTAATATCCGAATTAACATTGGAATACTTAATGAACAAAGACCAATATGCAAGATATATTGGACAAAATCAACATAAATCTAACACATCAATCGTGAATAAAAAAGAAAAAAAATTTTATAAAAGACGTATTTTTGACTTGACAAAACAATTATTAAATAATGAAAAGCCGGAGCAAATATTTCCCGATATTTCAACCGCCTTTGATTCGTATGTAAAAATATGTATAGAGTATTTTAAAATTTTAGACAAAACAGATATACTCCAAGAAGATTATGATGGCATTACGGACGCAGTAAATCCAAATGATAGTTCTATTACAGAAAATACACAAACAGAAACGAATAAATTATTAATGCGTTCGTTTAATATAACAGAGCCAAACGCGCTTGAAAAACTGGTTAAAAGAACATCAACTAAAATAGCGCAAAAACCTTTAATAATGCCAATACAAAAGGATATTAATTTAAAGGACCCCATTTTGAAAAATAAAGGTATTCGTAAAAAGAATAATATCAATAATAAATATGAGGAAATCTCAGAAAAAAATGACACCCATGAAAAAAACGATAAAAAATAGGAGCCTGAAGAAAAAGCCACGTCATACAACAAGAAGAAATCATATATTTAGAGAAAAGATGATCAAGAAATTTAATACTATTAAATTGCGTTGCAGTCCTAAAACTGCTGGAAAAAAATACACATGTTTAGAGGACGATGCTTTGTATAAGTTAAAGGATTTATGGAATGCTCGTCGTCCCGATTCGCAAATTAATACAGATGATGCAAAGGAAATTTGGAGTCAATTAAATAGTAAATTAAGCAGTGTTTGTAACAAAGAATCTTGTTGGTTAAAGCAAAAATTTGTGGATGGAAAACTAAATAAAGAATTGGAAACATCATTTGCTCCCGTTTCTCCAAAAGAGTGGAGCAAAAATCCTAACGAATGGTTGTCAAGCACTGATATTTTAGAAGTAATGAAACAATATGAAGATAAATATAGCTGTTTTGATTTTATTGGCCCATCTCCAATTGATTTTGATACGCATAAATTATACGGCGAGTGTGTTTGGGAGGAGTTGTGTCATTTTAATGTAGAAGATGAAATAAAGAGTAAGCGATTTAAGATCGGCATTATTTTTAACTTGGACCCACACTATAAAGGCGGATCTCACTGGGTTTCAATGTTTATAAATATTAAAAAGGGAGAGATATTTTTCTTTGATAGTGCAGGCGACAAAGCGCCCAAACAGGTCATGAAGTTAGTAAATAGAGTGATAAAACAAGGGAACCAATTAAAGGTTCCAATTCGTTTTAAGTTTGACCAAAATGCGCCAGTTGAACATCAATATGGGGATACTGAATGTGGTATTTATTCATTATATTTTATTGCGCATATGCTAGAAGATAGACACGATAGCAGTTACTTTAAGACTCACATTATGAATGATAAATATATGGAACAATTCAGAAGGGTGTATTTTAATAACGAACTGTAATAAAACGATAAAAAGTATATAAATAATATTTATTAAATTAATTATATACAAAAATGACAACACCAGTAAATATAGATTTCATTACAACCGAAAATATTGAAATGCTATGGGAAATAATTTTGGATGATATTAAAGATAAATTTAGAACGAAAGAACACGTTGCACACGCCAGAGGGTTTTATATAAATCAAGCTAGGATTTTCTTTGAAAGAGAGAAATCAATCAATCAAAATTTGATTCAAATGAATAAAAATTTTATTACACAAATAATGGCAAGTTTTAGTAGTTTAAAACAGCAACCTCATCAATCTCACCAACAGCATCAGCAACCACAAAAAATAAATATCTTAAATAGCGCACCGGATGATAAAGGGCATTTTACAATTGAGGATTTACATAGCGAGCGCATGAATGCATTTGAAAAATCATTGGCTGAAAAACAAAACGATTTTAATAATGCAATGACAATACCCGTTCCAGAAGCTCCCAATTTCAATGATGGTAAATTGGATGAACCAATTGGCGGATCAATGAGTGAATTAATTGCGAGAACATTGGCTCAGCGAAATTTTGATATGGAAGAAATTCACAAAGGTGCAAATAAAGAAGACGTTGCAAAATGGTTGAAACCGAAGGAAACATCTACAAAGGTTGAAAAAGTGCAACAACACGAGAATCATAAAATTCAAATGGATCAAAAACAAATACAATATCAATATGCTCATCAAGAACCGCCAAAATTAATACAAATAGGACAAGTTTTAGAAAACGCCGACGTAAAATATGACGCATTGGCTCAGCCTGTTTCAAAAGTTGATAGAAAACAAATATCGTGGGGCACAAATTCGGAATACGAATCAACCGAACTAAATGGTATTAGATTAAATATACAAGAAATACCAGTTCAAAAAGGGGTTGATAATATTTTTTCAAAATTAAAATATGTCAAAGAGGAAGAAAATTCATATGATGTAAAAACAGAAATAAAAAATATGAATGACAGGATTAATAACTTGGATGAAAAATTGAATCAACTTTTAGAAATTATTGGCAAAAAGCAAAACCAACATTAAAGTCACTATATAAAGGGTATAAATATAAATATAATATAGAGAATAGCATGGGTAGTTTGTTTGCATTTTTATTGATATCAATTATATGTTCAACGCGTATAACTGGATTATTGTTTCCATGTCACGCAAATAAATGTATAAAAAGATTTAATTCCCATTGTGAAAATAATGATGCATGGGACCACGGAGAAGTTGCGTGGGAGTTTGATCGTTTTTCAAACATTGACGACGAAATGTTTATTGTTAATAAAACTCATAAACCACCGTATATCGGGTTGTTAAATAATAATACTCCGCTCTATCATGTAATTAGCATGGACCAAACAAAAATTGCATCAATGTCAGTAATTATTAAAGCTACTTATAAGGAAATATTTAACACAGATGCTATTTTTGCAGTATTTAATAAAAATATAACACCGGAATTTGCGGTTATGCCTTCGGATGTGGCGATTTTTGCGATGATTACGGGATTGGTATTTACATACAATAAAACAAATAATGATGAAATGAACCGAGTTAATAAATTATATATTTTTGACCAGTCGCAAGACTATAATGCAAAATATATAAAAATAAGAAGATATATAACGATGATATTTATAATTGTAACATGTTTAACAACAAAAAATGTTCAACGCGCAGAATAATTGCGCATCATTTATATTTAAACCCTTGAAGATTTACAATGGGACATTTTTATTTTACAAGATAAAGAGTGTGTATATTACACCTTTACACGAATTGCGTGCGTCTTAATTTATTTTTCTTATTGCACCCAATGGATGCGCAATACGTTGCCTTATACATTATAACAATTACGACTATAATGTATTTTGCTGATTTTCGGTGATGAAATTATGTAAATATGTATATGTATATATAAAATACATGAGCGAAATAATAGAAGCAAGAAGATTATTGCTAGAATCAGAAATAGAAGAAATAAAAACGCAATTATTTACAGCAACAGTAGATACAAAAAAAGAACTTTCGCAAAAATTAATAAGTCTATTTTTAGCGTTACGAAGCGTTGTCCATGATCCACGGGCAGTGCCTATCAATTTACAAAATATAACAAACATATATTTAAGCGATGCGGCTTTAGACGGCGCTGATTTACGATATGCGATTTTATCAGGTTTGAATTTAACTGATGCGAATTTAGAAGGCGCGAATTTAACTGACGCAAATTTAACTGGCGCGAATTTAACTAACGCGAATTTAGGAAATGCGAATTTAACTAACGCGAATTTAGGAAATGCGAATTTAACTGGCGCGAATTTAGGAAATGCGAATTTAGAACGAGTGGGGCTAGAACGCGCGAATTTAGAAGGCGCAAATTTAGAACGCGCGAATTTAGAAGGTGCGTATTTAGAAGGCGCGAATTTAACTGGCGCGAATTTAACTGGCGCGAATTTAACTATCACGACTTTAACTGACGCGAATTTAACAGACGCGAATTTAATGGGTGCAGATTTAGAAGATGCGAATTTAATGGGTGCAGATTTAACAGATGCGAATTTAAGAAATGCGATTTTAAGATATGCGGATTTAGAACGCGCGAATTTAACAGGTGCAGATTTAACAGGTGCAGATTTAACAGGCGCAAATTTAACAGATGCAGATTTAACAGGCGCAATTTTAGAACCAACCGCACCAACCGCACCAATGCATGGTATAGCATTTGAAGTTCATACCGCATTTACTACATTTGAACCAAAAGAACCTAACTATCTCGGACTTATTAATCAACCCGATTTTGAGGGAGACATTTACGAGTTTATAAGAAATAAATTTACTGAAAACATAACAACATTGTTTCCTCATGACGCTAAAAAATTGGTTGATTTTAATACTGCATTTACAAAAATGGGTAAATCTATACCAGATACGAATAAGCAATTAATAGCCAAAAGCATAAGTTTTGCTTTTGAGCAAGACGACAACTTTAAACAGCAATACATAATATCTTATTTAGATGAAACGTGTAAAGCTTATGCTGGCCCAGGTGACAATATGAGTTGTGTAAAAGGAATAATAGAAAGGTTTGTTTTATGTGTTGGGAGTGCGGTTGAAATTGTTTGTAAAGATGGTTGTGAAAATGAAACTTATAAAGAACTAGATAAATTAATGAATCCAAAATTTGATATACAAGCCGCCGCATCTAGCTGGTGGGAAAACGAAGCTATAAAGCGTGACGTAATAAGGATGGATGAAGAAGGGAGAAAAGCAAATTTTATACAGTATTTGATGAATGAAGCAAAGAAAGTAGGTAGTTACAACGAAATCGTTCGTCGCGAAATAAGTGACTATTCAGATGATATCAATTATGCTTTTGCCAAATTAGTATTAGGAGGTAAGAAGCCGAGAAAAACAAGGAAATCACGAAAGACGATGAAATCAAGGAAGGCAAAGAAATCAAGGAAGTCAAAGAAAGCAAAGAAATCAAGGAAATTAGAAAACCAAAAAAAATCCTCTAAAAGTCGGCGGTTGAAACGTTGAAAAAAGAACGGATGTGGTTATTGAAACAGATATGTGAATTGTGCTACAAATATTTATAATATTTCTTATAATACTATAAATAACAAAACAATACCAAATTATTTATCAATCAACAAAAATTTATCAACTGGTTTAGACGAACCAGTAAAATCAAAATTTACACGCTATGTGAAGGGCAACCCTTGTTGATTTTTATGGCATTTTGTCCCATTTTAATTCTTCGAGGGTTTAAATGAATTATTTTTAAATATAAAACGGCTTATTGGCAATTGCTGCCATCTTCAAAACAATGAACATTATCAATTGTCCAACTACCTGGAATTGCAAAGGCACAATTTTTCTCAATACCAAGTTGGTTTTCCCCCAAAACCAATCGCATAAATCCTAATTCTCCCCAATAACTTCCCCACGAATTACGAATATTCCAATATTGTTTTCCTGTGCTTTCATCATAACCCCACCCAACAACAGAAATAATATGATTTACAAATTTGGGTTTATTAGGAACATCTAGAATACCGTTTTTGTAATCAACAATAACCTCTGCATTAATGCCGCACGCAATGGGACCATTTTTATAAATCTCGTCCATCATATTTGTTGAATCGCGAACGGCACCAAAACTGGAAATAGTCGCGTTGGGATAATATTTAATTGGGCTGCACCTCCCCCCTTTGTTGCTAAAAGTATCACACGTTCTGCAAATATTAACTGGACTACAATCAAAATTTTGCTTATTTTGACATCCTGTCTCAGAAGAGTCGCCGCTACAGGCTTGATAAACCATACAATCTTCGTAGGGGATTGATCCGTAATCATGAATAGCTTTGTATGCTGCAAGATGATCTCCGCCATTACAGCTTCCACCCATTTGGCAGTTTAATATAAATTGAATGCTTAAATTTATATCCGGATATGCAGCTTTGCGCATTATTTTTATTCTGTCAGCTAAAGCGCTAACACTTCCGTGCGCCCAACAACTCCCACAATAAACGGGAATATGTTGATTTAAATTTTTGGTTAAATAATTAATTCCATCTACTTTGCTCCAAGAAAAGGATTTTGGTAGATCATTAACTGCTGAGCGAGCAACAATATGTTTATCAAAGTCTAATATGGGAATATATTCAGTCATCCTTGAAACAACCCCCATAATTCCAGTAAAGAATAGTATATATCCAAACATCTTTATAATATATAGGGTATAAAATTATTTAAATTAAAATTTATTTTTATGTATAATTAATTGCATCTACCGGAGATGTATCCTTTTTATAACTCCGATATGTTCCAAAAATTATATCAAAAATAGGAAATAATATGCAATAATTGCAATTCAAAAATTTGTGATGAATGCTATGATGCGACCAATATAATTCTGAATGCGATAAATAAGAAGATGTAATGTATATATATAGAATTATCAATTGTTCATAAACGGATATATTTATAAAAATAATTGGCACCCCGATTGAAACAATTGATGCTAGGTCATCTAATTCTGTTAAAAAAAACGTGTCAAATGGATATACAATAACATTCATATGATGTTTTTTATGAACATTCACGTAATAATATTTATGAATAATTCTATGATATATATAATAGTTTGCCTCAATAAGCACACAATATAAACACATTGAATATAATGATTCCACCCAAGTGTGTTGTCCATATGGAATTATATTATCAGAAACGAAATACATAAGTCCTGTGGATTGAAATATTAATAAAGGGATGTTCCTTATATATTCATTAATTCTGGTCATCCTTTTTTCATTGCTAAACGTAGGATTCGTGAATGGGTAACCATTTGCATAACAAATAAAAAAGGTAGTTATTGTAGAAATTGAAAATGCAGACACGATCACGCCAAATGAAACCAATACATTCATTTTTATAATAATAATACTATTATAAAAATATACTATTTAATTTATTTCCGATTATATTTAAAATTGCAATTAAAAATAAAAAAAAATTGACCACAATATAAGCATTTAAGTATATAGTAAATACAATCAAATCTTTAATCAAAATACAAAATGAATCTATTTATTCTCTCGTGGAATTTCAAAGAGTGTGCAGAATACTTGTTTGATAAGCATGTTAGCAAAATTATGTTAGAAATTGTTCAGATGCTATGCACCGCCATTCACATTGTTGATCCAGACAATGAAATAAGTAGTAAAATAAAAATCTATAAAATTGCTCACAAAAATCATCCAGTTACTATTTGGATGCGAACATCACAAGATAATTATATGTGGGCATTAAATTTGGTTGATGCCATGCATAATGAATGGAAATATCGCTATGACCATCCTGCCGAAAAAATGCACAAATCTTTCATTGTTGCAACGTATTTGAAACAGTATGTTCCATCTGCCGACAAATTTCCTAGCACAGGATTAACACCATTTGCTCTTGCCATGCCAGTTGAATGTAAATGTGAAGATCCTATTGAATCTTATCGCAAATATTATCAAACCCCAGACAAACAAAAAATTGCTTCATGGAAGAAGAGAGAAAAGCCCGCATGGTATCAATTCACAATAAATAAATAAAAATTAAAACCCCAATAAAAATTAAATCTTCCTAATAACAACCCCCTCCGGTGTCTGCTCTGTAGTGGCAACTAACACGGGGTCTATTTGAGGATTTTCTAATGCTCTATAATAACTATCCAAGTCATATAAATTTCCACGAATTTTGTCCAATTTACGATAAATGTATGTTTTTCCGCGGAATTCATACGGCTTTCCACGCCACTCAATACTTTTTTTATTCATTTTTGATGCTGTGTCTGGTTCTTCCTTTTTATAACTAGGAACATATGAAAATGATGTGGCTGATGGCTCGCCAAATTGAACGCAATTTAGCTGCTCTTTTGTGCCGCGTTTTGAATAAACTGCGCAATCAATTGATGCCTCTTTTATAGCAGTAATTAATTTGGTGCTGACTTCTTCTTTGATGGTAGATATTTCATATAATGCTTCATCACTAGTTAATGGAATATATTCTTCATTATCCTTTCCTTCCTTTTCCTTTCCTTCTTTAATAATTTTGTATTTCTTTTTGCTCAAATCCTTTCGCTTTAATTCAATTGATGCATCACTTTTGATTTGTGCTTGAGAGAAACTCATCAAATATAAAAATACTTCTACTGTTTGTAATGCTTCCGGTAATGATTTGTGACTGCAAATTCGGCGCGCTCTTCCAACGACTTGTTCAATACGAGCAGGATGCCAATAAGGCTCCATAATATGAACATATCGCGTGCTGCGCAAGTTAATACCTTCAGAACCAGATGCGGTAATCATTAGAACTTTGATAATTTCTCCCATGTGATTATTATGCGCAATTTGTTTTAGCTCCGCAGTAATAGGAGATTTTACATCCCAATCACTGTTATAAATGTTACGAATCATCTCTTTTTCTTCTGAAGATTCGGTTCCGGTGTATAATGCAAAAGTTGGTTTTCCTCTATCTTCTTCACTAATATCCAGATTCCAAACCCCCGCTGCATCTTTTTTGATTTTAAATTGTGCAAATCCATTCGCCTCTAACACCATCTTAAATATTCCAATGCCTTCTAAAGTTCTAAATTGACTATATACTAAATGCAACCCAAGATGCTCAGAATCTTGAATGTTTTCTAATATGTGTAAATACTTGGGACTGTATGTTTGCAATCCTTCAGGAGATAATAATTCTGATTCATGTTCTTTCAAATAATCAATCGCGCGTTCAATACGTTTTTCATAAGTGGCATCGGCTAATTTTTCTATAGCTTCATCGCCTTCAATTTCGCCATCCCAGGCTTCGCCTTCCAAATCATTTGTTCCCTTTTTAGATGTTTCTTTTAACGCATCCTCATATATGGTTTCTATTTGCGAAGTTTCTTCGCGTTCTTCTTTGGGGAGAGGACGACCCGGTGGTTTGGGCATTACAAAATTGCAATATAAACGCGAAAAAATACGATAAGTTGAAGATGGATCTTTATAGATCCCATTCTCATCCATTACACCTTTCTTTTGTTTTGAACTTTTCTCCTGCTTTCTCTCTTGAGCGCGGGCAGCTTCATATGTAGTAAATTGATAATCACTCATAGGTATTTTAATAACGTGAAAGTCCGTTAATTTCTCGTATCTAGGCATTAAAGATTCTTGCGCACTTCTGAAATAAGATGTTAAACCAATAATACGTCTTTTGAATAATTCCATATTTTTTGTATCTCCCGTGTCTGCTTTAATAAACATTTCAACAAAGTCGTCAAATTTGTCGGGTAGTGCCTTTTGATACGTAATTTTAATTCCATGCGTATTTACAGAAATCTTGTTATTATCCAAAATACTGATGATTCTTCGTTCAAAATCGGCATCACTTATTGTTCCACGGTCTTCTACGTGCAATTTACCCTTTTCATCTTTATATTCCTTCTTTTTGTTTGTAACACCATGATAACCAGTTTCTTCTTTATATTTATTTTCAAACCCGAATGGATTTCTCGTAATGGTTAAAACTTTATCTTTTGAGTAATCAAAATAGTCCAATACTTTTTCTCTCGTAAATATTTCTTGCAACTTCTCTTTACTAACAGCTTGTCCCGTTTGGATGTCAAGAGGAAGCTCCCACGTCTTGATGTAGCCGCGCAAAATATTGAAAAGTATTCCAATTTCATTGGGATAATTAATAATAGGTGTTCCGGTTAATAAAACAACACGTGCATTTTTTGCGCTTAACAGTAAATCATATAAAATAAGAGCCAATGCAAATGGAACTCGTTCTTTTTTACCAGTTTTATCTACAGCAGCTTCTTTTTCTTTTGCAATTTTATTTACGATTCTACTAATGAAATTGTGAGCTTCATCAATAATTACTACCGCGTCATCAAAAATATTTGTTTCAAAATTATTTGTCATATCCTTCAATTTATCTCTGCGCAGGCCGTTGTAATTAATAAATTTATACTTGTATTGAATCATTTCATCAATTTGGTCATCAAGGCTTTTAATCTCGGCAGATTCTAATGTATCGTAATTGCTTGGTTGTGTTGTATTTACTAGCCATGCACCCTTTTTTTTGTTGATATATTCAATGGATAAATTTAAAACGCTGGATAACGTATCTACTGCTTCTGGGTGCTCTCTCGTTGAAACCCATTGCCAGAATTGATTTTTTTTATAAATGGGTTCGCCGTATTTTTTAAGTTCTTCCATATAGTTTCTTCGCAAAGAAGCAGGTGTCATGACAATAACCTTTTTGTTGCTCTTAAATCCTTCTGCAATTGCAATGGATGATAATGTTTTGCCGGCGCCCAATCCATGGAACAGCAAAAGCCCACGATAAGGCGTATATAAATTCAAATAATCGCGCACCAATTTTTGATGCGTTAAAAGAGAAAATTCGCCGGCCGAACTTTGACCAATATTGTCGCATGAAACTTGCGCTGAATCATCCATAACTTCTTCACGATATGTGCCAAAGAGAGAATTAATAAAGTTAATGAATTTCTCCCTATTGTTCATAAAATAACTAGAAACCTTGATATTTACATGAGGTTTTTTAGGAGGCAAACGTGAAATTGTTTCAATGCTGTCAATATCAACCCATTCTTCTGGTGGAATAATAACAACACCTTTAACGGGGCGTTTTGTGCGGCGTTTTTTGGCGATCGTTTCTTCAACTGCAGGCTCTTCTTCTTTGCCCTCTTCTTTGCCCTCTTCTTCTTTGCCTTCTTCTTTTTCTTTTTCCTCTTTCTTGCTGCCAACGATGGGAACACCCTCTTCTTGAAGTGTAAATAATATTTTTTTTGTTATTTTCTTTGCCTTTTTCTTAGGCGCTTCTTCTTCTTCTGCGCGGGCGGCCAATTTTACTGTTGGTTTAAGAACAGTTTTGTTTAATTTACTGTCTCTCATTTTAGTAAATAAATCTTCTCTGTTAAACCCAGTATCTTTCCCGCGCTCATCAATCATTGTAATCTTACTTAATTCAACCTTTTCTGGAGCCGTTGGAACGGGGACAACAATTGCAATTTTTTCACGCTCTTCCACAATTGGTTTTATTCTTAATTTTTCTTTTAATGTTTCTAAAGGATTCATTGCCTATATAAACTAAATATATAAAACTTTAAATAGAATAACTGTTAATTTTTTGTAAGGCTTCATTGCAAGCAATTTGTTCTGCCTTTCTTTTTATTTTATGTTGCCCCTCGCCTAAAAAAATCAATACCTTTCCATATTTAACAATCCATTCTTGAATTTCTTTAAATGTTTTAATATGATCAATGTGTGTGGCATTATGTGTGCTAACGGAATGAATTGGCTGTCCGACACAAAGATAAACACCCATTTTATAACCATTATCCAAATCATGGTCAATTTCTAAATAATGCGGCGTCACTTTGAATTCTTTCTGAATTTTCACCTGAAGTATATTTTTGTAATTATCGTCATTTTGAATGAGCGCAATCCAATCTATGTGCTTTTCAAAAATATTTTCTATAAATTTCTGTGCTATTTGAAACCCGGGACCTGTTACAAATATATCTTGGAACCACCCCTCTTCATCTTTTACACTAATTTTGTTAAAATCCAAAAATAAAGCTCCTAAAAAAGATTCAAAAAGACAGCCCAGCTTTTTTAGGTTCGTTCTTATTTTCTTTTCTTCTGCATGTTTTGACAATATTAACCATTTATTCAAATGCATTTCCATTGCAATTTTCCCAATGGCTTCATTTTTAACAATAGCAATTTTCTTTTCTGTCATAAATCCTTCATTTTCTTTAGGAAATCTTCTGTATAAATAATATTTTGTAATCAACTCTAGAACACCATCACCTAAAAATTCCAATCGTTCATTGGATTTTGTCTTCAATGTCATGCAATCTGCTGGGCGTTCTACAATGGTAATATTCTGTGTAGCGTTTTCAAGGTGCGACCGTTTTGTATATGAACGATGAACAAAAGCTCTTTTATACAATTCTATGTTATTAACCATTCCCGGAACACCATATTTAGTGAGAATAGATTGAACATCATTCAATGTAATCTCCACATTTAGGGGATTATATGGGTTAAATATTAGCCCATCTTCTCCATTTACAATATCATCATCATGAAGAATGCTTTTTTCCTGAGTTGAATCGTCCATTTCTATATATATAGTCAGTGAGATGCATTTAAACCTTTTAGCATAATTATTTATTCTCTCTTTGAAAAAATAAAAAATAAAAATAATATTTAGAGTATATATAAATGACAGGAATGAGTTATATGTCTGGCTCTAAAGCCGCAAGAAATCAAGAATCGCTCGGATTTACCTCTGTTGGCGGCCCCAAAAAAGCAGGAACGTTTGGTGGAAGCGTCGGATGGCCCCAAGGTAACATGGGCTCTCATGTGTTTTGGAGAGCACCCCAAAGACAACCCAATTTGTTATTTGCACTCCGTAATACAACTAGAAACCCCGTGCAAGGCACAAGATACCAAACTTATGCTAGACGTGGTATAATGGGTTAAGCACAATACATAAAAGGAAAAAACAATATTGTGATAAAATCATTTAATAACTATTTGACTTACTTATTAAATGATCATTAAAATTGATAATCGCGAACACGAATTGATTCGTTTATGCAAACATTTTATAGAAACGGGACCAATGTATAAAGGATTAGAGATTGTTATTGATACGTTGCCTCTAGGAGATGTCATTTTGTGCGAAAATAACACGGAAAAGTTGATTATTGAGAGAAAAAGTTTAGGAGATTTGGCTTCTAGTATCAAAGATGGTAGATATGAAGAACAAAGCTATAGATTAAATGGGTTATCGCATCACAATCACAATATTGTGTATTTAATTGAAGGGGACTTAAGCAAAATGAGTTCATTTAACTCATTTAAGGATCGCATTGATAAGACAACACTATATTCTGCAATGTTTTCTCTCAATTACTACAAGGGTTTTTCGGTTTTGAGAAGCATGCATACAGAAGAATCAGCCCTTCTCATTTGCAATATGGCATACAAATTGAACAAATCTTCTGACAAACACGCATTTTATTCTAATTCTATTTCTACTTCTAGTTCTAATGAAAAATCGGCTGAACAAGAAACCGCAGCAGAGGAAACTGATGAACCTATCGCATATTGCAATGTTATTAAAAAGGTAAAGAAGGAAAATATCACACCCGATAACATAGGTGAAATTATGTTGTGTCAAATTCCGGGGATTAGTGCTACTAGCGCAATTGCAGTAATGAAAGAGTTTCACACGGTTCATAATTTAATAACAAAAATAAATGAGAATGAATTGTGTTTAAAAGATATAAGTTATCTTAGTGCAAAGGGGCAGTCTAGACGAATAAATAAAACCGTGATAGCAAATATTATTAAGTATTTGAAAAAGTAAGAAAATTATAAACGATAAAATGAAGAAAAAAAATTTATTGTTTTTCTTAGAGTATAATATAATACATGTCAGAAGATTTAATAAAAATAGTTGGAATTGTTGTTATCATTGGTTTTTTAGTATTTTTAGCAGTAAAATCAATGAGATTGCATATGAATGTTATGGAAGGTTTGACAAACCCGGGTAGCTCTGCAACCACCAATGGTATAGGTGCATCTGCCGCGAATTATGCGGTCACTTTAAAAAATCAAGTAACCCAGTTGCATAACGATATATTGCTTTTGAATAACAAGGATTATGTAAAAGATTATGGAAACATTATTTTATCCATGGATGATTATATTAATGCATTAATGTTAAAAACGACATTGAATATTGATCCAACGGCAGAAGATGCAGCGGCAAATCTTGAAAATATTAAAACATTAAATGAACTAAATTCGGCGAAAGCATCTTTGAATAATGTATTAAAGTATGTTGATTCTGCGTAATTTATCTTTTTTCGCAGAGAATGCGATTGTAATGTCGCAACTCTTTTGACAGTTCATGAAGTTTGTTAATATTGTCTTCACAATCAATAAAATTTTTGGCGTCATATGCTATAAAATATAAAGTTTCGTCCAGTGTGTATTGCAGTGAATTTATTCTTGTTTTTATCCTATTGCATGTCTTGCAACACATTTTTTTAACATATTTATCACGGCATTTACAATTAGACCAACCAGTTCGTTGGTCTTTTATTTTATCAATACAATTTTCACATTGTATTGATAGTTTTTCTGTTATTTCCTCCATTTCACAATTGTCATGTTCATATGATTCCATACTGAATTTCTTTAACAATTGCAGTTTTACATTATAAAAATCAATTTTTATTTTTATGGAATTGCTATTTTTACCTCGTTGCCTGCATAATAACCGCTATCTACTAATGATTGGGTATATTTGTCGCCACCCCAATTAGGATCCATCGGATCAGGACTATATAATAAGTTTTCTTGTTCAATATTCATCTGGTCAAGTGGTGTCGTTGTTCCTTGATAAAAAGATGTCTGGTCATATGCTGGAAAAGAATTTACATTGTAAGGCATATCATTGCGAGTTGCATCAATTAATTTTGTGGGGTTTGGTAAAGTTGGTATAGTCGGAGGTAATCCACCCTGCAAGTCTGTTGGTCCAGGACGAACTTTATATACTGAATTGCCCTGCGTATCATAAGTATTTTGTAAATATAAAACAGGGCACCTAATTCCTTGACTGCGTTGCCAATCAACAAATTCCACATAATCTTCTAAATTTTCAAATTCAACTGGATTTACCCCAGGAACCTTTGCGACTTTAGAATTATATAAAAAGTAATTTTTACCATTTTGAACAAGAATGTCGGGACATCTTGGTTGGCTAATATTAGTTAAACCCTCCATAAATTTAGGTGACTGCGTCGCAATGCAAAAATATATTCCTGCTAAAAAACTAACAATAATTAATATATATATCGGTGTGTTCATTTATTATATATATTAGATTGTGATAAAATTAAATTACTAAGATAAAAATAATGCAAGATTTATTTTCTATATTTATTTTATAGCAATGTCTTCAAAAGCTGATTTTCCTTATATTGATCCAAAAATGCCCAATTACAAAAATTTATTAACTAATTTTAATCACGGGGTAAAATCTGGAAAACATACATTTTTATTCTTATTTATGGATGGGTGTGGTCCATGCAAAGACACAAAACCAAATTGGAATAATATTAAAAAATATTTGAAAAAGGAACATGCCCAAAATGGCGAAATTGTTGTTGCTCAAATTAATCAAAATTTGTTTAAAGAACTTCAAAATGTTGGCAAAGAGCCCATGGGTTATCCCTGCTTTCGGTATATTAAAAATCACACCATAGAAGAATACGAAAATTGCGGCATTGCCAAAACAGATAGAAGCGCTGAATCATTCACAGAATGGATAGATTCAAAATTAAAAGGACGCGCGATTAATAAAACTAAAAAAGCTCATCAAGACGGAGGAAGAAAACCTATAAAACGTGGTTTAAAACGTGGAGGTAAATGGTCTCTTAAATATAAAAGAAGTATAAATTGCAGGCACCCCAAAGGTTTCTCTCAAAGAGCCCACTGCAAAAGCAAATCACGAACAATGAAACGCAAGTAGCTTCATCAAATCATCCATTCATCCATCAATTCATCCATCAATTTATCTAATTGCATTTTATTCAATTATATATTTTTGCAGGTACTTTTTATATTTATACGGTAAATATAAATTATCTTTTATTGATACTTTTAAAATTTTATTCTCATTTCTATCAAATAAATCTGAACCATTTTTTATTCTATTTTCTATATTTTCTATATTCGTAAATTCATCTGTATTAAATTCCTGATGCGAAAAATTATTAATCTTATTTTTAATAAAATTGCTATCTCCAAAATAAGATAAATGCCACCCACCTCTTGGTATTATTGAACAATTTTGCAACCATCTAAGCTCGTCACACGTTTTTGATGCACTTTTAAATGTTTTATATGAAACTATTTTAACAAACGGCCAAGAATTTACAAGCAAGGAATTTAAATTGTAATAATACATGTCCATTTGCAATATATTTAAATCAACAATTTGATTGCCATTTTTAATTTTTTCTAATGTTTCAGGATCTGGAATCTCATCAATGTCAGTAATTGTTATAATATCTTCATCATTTAATTCAATGCGGTTGAATCCTTTGGCGAATGCATTTCGTTGATGTGCTTCGTTATTCCACTGCTCTTTGTTGATATAATTTATATTGGGATATTTGTGCGGAAAATCATCAACAACAATATGTATTATTTTACTTTCAAAAAACTCAAACATGTGTTTATTTTCATCATATAATAAGTTTTTTTTGTGACCAGTAAAGGTGTGCGTTGATTCAATAATTACAAAATAATCTACCGTGCCATTTAAAATATTTAAACGATAATTTAATAAGTCTAGTTCATTATAAAAAAGAAAACAGTCTATTATCTTCATGTTACAAATATAATTAAATATAACACAATGCATTTAAATACTTATAATTCAGTAAATACAATGAACATTGCATTTTTTGTCAGACATTTTACTGAAAGAGGGACCGAAGTTGCGATATATGATTATGCAAAATATAACGAGGATATTTTGAACAATAAAAGTTATATTATTTGCTTTACTGAGAGAAAACAATCTCAATTGGGATTAGGATTTCCAACAGAACGCGTTTCTTATGATAAATTTAAACAAAGGTTTCAAATAATAGAAATATGTGATATTGGTGAGATGGATTATGTTATTCACCAATTTAATATTAGGTATTTTTACACATTAACGCATGGTTGTCCAAATGATATATATCAATTTGAAAACAAAAATTTGTGGGGTAAATGCAAAACAATAAAACATTGCGTGTTTGATACAAGAGGACAAGAGAGTGATTTTTATATTGGAATTTCTAATTTTTTAAACTTAAAATATAACACAAATTTTGCAATTATACCGCATATAGTAGAATTTCCTACTGGCGATGATAATCTACGAAACGAATTAAATATACCAAATGATGCAATTGTTCTTGGAAGATACGGAGGTTTTACAGAATTTAATATTTTATTTGCTCACAATGCTATTATAGATTTTTTAAATTCATACAATAATTCAAACACATGGTTTATTTTTATGAATACACAAAAATTTTATGAACATCCTAGAATAATTTATTTGGAACGAAATATTGATTTGAAATACAAAACAAAATTTATAAACACATGCGATGCGATGATACACGCAAGAGGAGAAGGAGAAATTTTCCCATTATCAATAGCAGAGTTTTCTATTAAAAATAAACCGATTATTACTTGTCCAAGCGGAGATTTAGGTCATATAGAAATTTTGGGAGACAAGGCCGTCTTGTATAGGTCAAAGGATGAATTATTGAATATATTTAATAATATTGAAAACATTATTAAAAATAAAGACGATTGGAATGCTTATAGAGCATATACTCCAGAAAATGTTATGCAGTTGTTTAATAAATTAATATTTTCTCGTTAATCTGGTTTTTTTATTTTTTCTGTGTTTTTTACTTCTTTTATTTTTATTTATTTTTTTCATAGTTTTTCGTTTAGATTTATTTTTTTTGCCTCCACTCGGAGCATCAGGATTGGCACCTAATCGTGTTAGCCTTAACCGTTCTAGTGCAGCGGCCTTGTTTCTCGCGATGAGTTCACGTTGTTCTTGCGTTAGAGGAGGGGCAGCAGCAACAGCAACAGAAGCAGAATCAGCAGCAGCGGGTTGTTTAGACCCTATTCGTCTAGATACTTTAAACGCAAAAGCTGGCCCTGGATTAATTATTCTGCATATTTCAGCGTTACTTGGCGTGTTATTTTCAGGTGCGCAAATATTTTTATTATACCTGGGGTCAGTTTGCATATAAACACGCAGACAAGCAGCAACATCCACAAGAGCGCTGTGCGTTCTACCGTTTATTTGTTCGTTAAATAATGCAATATGTGCTTCTTCAAGATTTGGCCCTTTTGGCGAATAAGCTTTTTGAAAATATTCTTTGCGTTTTACTTCGTATTGTTTTCCATCTTCTGCTGTTATTTTATCTACTATGACATTTCCAGCTGCATCTCTCACATATTTATATGGCCATATATTGCAGATATTTTTTGACAAATTTATCGTATCTACAATTTCGGGTGCTGAATCGGGGTCAAGTCCTCGCATTTTTTTATAAGCATCATTATATTTAGCTTTTCTTGCTTCATCTATATCAGCAGAATTGATTAAACGTAATAATTCAGCGCACACAACATTTATGTCATATGGCGCATTGTGTGCAACCAATGAACTGGTTCTATCATACGCGTCAATAAATTCATCCATAACTACGTCTATAGGCCTGCCTTCTGTGCGCGATCTCTCGTCTGTTACACCATGAACATCAATTGAACCTTGAGGAATAGGAAATTGTTCTTCTCTTAGTTTTACTACATCATTGCCTTCTTCACTTTGTCCAACAATTTCCATAGAATCAGGATCATAAAGAAAAAAAGCTAATTGCACAATTATAGGCCACTTTTCTAAATCAGAAGACGCACTAACGCTACTTTCTCCCCTTGGAGGCAATCCCGTAGTTTCTGTATCAAATACTAAAATAAGTGGTTTTGTTGCCATTTTATTATATATTATCATTACATTATTATTATTATTATTAATGTTATA